TCTGTTGCTTCGTTTAAACCACTTAAAGTGGTTATTTTAGATGAAGCAGATTTTCTTACAATTCAAGCTCAAGCATCACTTAGGAATATAATTGAAACGTTTTCACGTACTACAAGATTTATTATGACTTGTAATTTTGTAGAACGTATTATTGATCCTTTACAATCTAGGTGTCAAGTACTTAAAATTGTACCCCCCACTAAAAAAGATGTTGCTAAACATTTAAATTGGATTTGTAATGAAGAGTCTATTACACATGAAATAAATGATTTAGTACCGTTAGTTAATCAATACTATCCTGATTTACGTAAGTGTATTAACACTATACAATTATCAACTGTAGACGGTGGTGCAAACGATTTATATCTTAAAATAGACCAGTCAATATTAGTATCATCTAATTATATAGATAAAGTTATTACTGAATTAAAGGGTAAAGCTGATTTTAAAACAATTCGTCAAATTATAGCTGATGCTAATGTAGATGATTTTGATGAGTTATTTAAAGCATTATACGAACGTGCATCCGAATACCTACCATTTAAAGAAGGTACAGCATCTATTTTAATAAATGAACATCAATATAAAGCTAACTTCCGTATCGACAAGGAAATAAATACAATGTCGTTAATTCAAAATTTAATAAATAATAAATAATTATGCAAAATCAACAACAACCTCAAATTGACTTAAAAAACACTACAGAAGTAAAAAACTTCAATGGTGGATCAATTTTTCAACAAGGAGTTATTCTACGTAAAGTATCCCGTTTTGTAGCAGGTACAGATGAAGATGCTCTAATGCCAATTCCAGTATTTTATGATCCAGAAACAAATAAAATTTTAACTGATTCTGTTCCCAAGGATTTAAGGGAAGAAATGAAAGATGAGCTTTGCTAAATGAAAAACATTTTTGATTGGTTAAAAGCAATTAATAACACCAAACCCCCCGTTGATTCTTTTACAGATAAAGATTGGGAGGTTTGGAACAGTTATATGATACATAGGTTTTTATCTATGAATCCTGATTATTTAGAAGTTGTGAATTATGTTCAAGATTTCCCCCCACAGGAAAAAAGAATGATTTATAACATCTATAAAGAATTTATTCCTAAAAATAATAAATGGAATAAGTATATTAAATCTAAGACAAAACAACCTAATAAAGACTTAATAGACCATATCAAAAATTACTTCGAATGTTCCTCTAAAGAAGCAAAAGAATATATAAATATATTGGACACCCCAGAAATAAATCGTATATTAATAAATAGAGGGCTAGATAAAAAAGAAATAAAACCACTATTAAAATGACAAAAGAACTATACACCATGTTAAAAACATCTGCTGAAGCAGATAAAGCAAAAGCATTATTATCACTCGAATTGTTAGGTAATAAAGCAGTTGGAATTGGAGACCATTCCACAGAAGATTTTTACAAGAATGCTGAAGAAGCACTTATAAACCTAGTTGATGCCGATGATAGACTTGCAGCACTAGACGTATATTTTAATGTTAACAGACCAATACAAGTAAATGGGTGATACAATAACTAAATACCACGAAATAATGAGTGATAGAGAAATTATGAATGCTAAAAGACCAAAAAATATACCTGACTTAAATTCAACCCCTGTAGAGATATTTGAACATGAATACTCAGAACTGGCAGATGAATTTAAAACTATCCAAAAAGAAATGTATGAAATGTTTGCTCGTAAACATATGGATTATGGGTTAAATAATATAGCATTAGGTGGAGATATCGTTAATAATAGCGATGATAAAAAATTCTCATTAACTGGGTTATGTATTAGATTAACTGACAAAATATCACGTTTAAAAAATTTACTAATTAATGGTAGATCATTTGTTGAAGGCGAAGGTATGGAAGATACATTTATAGATATAGCCAATTATGGCATCATTGGGCTCTTAGTTGGGCGTAACAAATGGAAAAAATAGTTTGGCTAAAAAACTACCTAAAATCATAAAGGAGATTAGAAATAACCCTCCTACACCTGTTAATTATGCATATCAAAAGAATATATCCTATTCTCAGATGTCTATATTTAGAGGGTGCCCCCATAGATGGAAATTGCAGTATAAAGACAAAATTAAACGTTTTACTTCTTCAATTCATACTGTATTTGGAACCGCTATCCATGAAGTTATGCAGCATTACTTAGATGTAGCTTATGATAAATCCTTTGCTGTAGCTGATAGGGAAATTAATATGGAAGAGTTTTTCCAAGAAAAATTTATAGGAGAATATCAAAACCAATACAAGAAAAATAAAGACCAACATTTCTCCTCAGCAGAGGAAATGAGGGAATTTTTTGAAGATGGGATGGGTATTTTAAGTTGGTTCAAGAAAAAAAGATCTAGATACTTTTCTAAACGTGGTTGGCACTTAGTTGGTTGTGAAATACCATTAGTAATTGCGCCAAATAAAATGTATAACAACATATTATACGCAGGTTTCTTAGATGTTGTCATGTACCATGAGGAAACAGAGACATTTAAGATAATCGATATTAAAACAAGTACTCGTGGGTGGAGAGATCAGGATAAGAAAAATGAAGATAAACAATATCAATTACTTTTATATAAACAATACTTCTCAGAACAGTATGGAATACCTTTAGACAAAATTGAAATTGAATTTTTTATTCTTAAACGAAAAGTAATGGATTGGGATGATGAAAAAATAATGTCACCTCACCAAGCATATAGAGTACAACAATTTAGCCCACCAAGTGGTAAAATAAAATTAGGTAGAGCTAAAAAGGCAATAAACAGCTTTATAAATGAATGTTTTAACTCTAATGGAGATATTAAGGAATTAGAATATCCAAAGTCTGTTTCAAAGTGGAACTGTATGTTCTGTCCTTATAAAGAAGATAAAGAAAATTGTGGGGAAGGTATAATCTACTAGAATCCCCATATATGTATATAAAATTAATGTTACTAAAATAAAGATTATGAGCGCAAAAAAAGATATGACACTAACGAGTGTTAAAGTCAAAAGCGATTTATTCGAGAATTTTAAAATTGAATGTGTAAAACGTAAATTTTCCTTCCAAAAACTTGCTGATCGGGCCTTGTTTTTATACCTTACGGATGAAGATTTTCGTAAATCCATTAACAATCAAACTAATCTCGAACTGTAAATCCAAAATTAAATGAATAAAAGTTTTAAACATCTTCCTAAAGATAAAAGGAAGAAAATATTATTGATCTGCGATGATATTAGAGTACATTCTGGTGTAGCTACAGTAGCTAAACAAATAGTTTTAAAAACATCTCACCATTTTAATTGGGTAAACATAGCAGGAGCTATCAAACATCCAGATTTAGGTAAAAAGTTTGATTTGAGTCAAGCCATAAATACCGAAATTGGAATTGAAGATAGTAGCGTCATGTTATATCCAACTAATGGTTATGGAGATCCCAACTTACTTAGACAAATGATTAAGATGGAAAAACCAGATGCTATTATGCTTATTACAGACCCCAGATATTTTACTTGGGTATTTAATATGGAACAAGAAATAAGAAAGAAAATTCCAATTACTTATCTAAATATTTGGGATGATTATCCTGCTCCAATGTATAACCAACCTTACTATGAAGCCTGTGATTTGTTGATGGGTATCTCTAAACAAACTGTTAATATAAATAAAATAGTATTAGGAGATAAATCCAAAAATAAAGTATTAAGATATGTACCTCATGGTTTAGATTCTAATGTTTATAAGCCAATCCCAGAAGATGATGGAGATTTAAAGAAATTTAAAAAAGCATTTTTTGGGAGTGAAGATCTTGAATTTATTGCTTTCTTTAACTCACGAAATATTAGAAGGAAACAAATCCCAGATACAATGTTAGCTTTTAGAGCATTTTTAGATACATTACCTAAAGAAAAAGCAGACAAGTGTAAATTAGTATTACACACAGAGGGTGTAACTGAACATGGTACTGATTTATATAAAGTAAAAGATTATTTGTATGGTGAAGATTATCCTAATGCTATAATCTTTTCTCATCAAAAATTATCACTCGTAGAATTAAACTTCTTATATAACCTAGCAGATGTTCAGATTTTAATTACTTCTAATGAAGGTTGGGGTTTAACTTTAACTGAAGCAATATTATCCGGTACACCTGTTATTGCTAACACTACAGGAGGTATGCAGGACCAAATGAGGTTTGTTGATGAAAATGGAGAATGGTTTACACCAAGTGCTGATATACCTTCTAATCATAGGGGTACATATAAGGAGCATGGTGAATGGGCATTTCCTGTTTACCCAACTTCAAGATCCATCCAAGGTTCACCTCCAACCCCTTATATCTACGATGATAGATGTGCTTGGGAAGATGTAGTTGAAAGATTAAAAGAAGTTTATAACTTATCCCCTGAAGAGCGTAAACAGAAAGGATTAAAAGGAAGAGAATGGGCTATTAGTGATGAAGCTGGATTTACAGCTGAACATCAGGGAAATAGAGTAATAGAAGCTTTTAATACTTTATTTGACACTTGGGAACCAAGAGAAAAATATGATCTTACAAACGCCACAGAGTATAAAGGTAATTTTTTAAAACATAAAATATACTATTAATGAATAAACCAGTTTTTGCAGTTAGTTGCCCATTTGACACCTATTCAGGATATGGAGCAAGATCAAGGGATTTAGTTAAAGCCCTAATAGAATTAGATAAATATGATGTTAAATTAATACCACAAAGATGGGGTAATACTTCTTGGGGTTTTTGTGAAGACCACCCTGAATGGAAGTTTTTATATGACTATCAAACTAATAAGCTAAACAAACAACCTGAAATATGGATGCAAATTACTATCCCTAATGAATTTCAACCCCAAGGAAAATTTAATATAGGGTGTACTGCAGGTATTGAAGCTACAGCATGTAAACCTGAATGGATAGAAGGTTTAAATAGAATGAATATAAATTGGGTATCTTCTAAGTTTGCTGCTGGTATGTTTAAAGATGTTAAATATGAAATGAGAGACAAACGTACTCAACAAGTGACTAAGATAATTTCTTTACAAAAACCTATTGAAGTAGTATTAGAAGGGGCTAATTTAGAAACTTATAAGCCAATTTCTTCCAAAGAAATGACTACATTTGATTTCAAAGATATTAAAGAAAGTTTTTGTTATTTAAATGTAGGACATTGGATGCAAGGTGACTTTGGGCATGATAGAAA